GCTTAGCTTTTGCGGGGTGGAATTGCGCAAGTGATTTCGCCCTATTTTTCTGTAAAAAACAGCCGGGAGCACCCAATAGGATGCCCCCGGCTTGCTTTGTCCGGCGTCCCGGAGTATTTGATCCCCTGACTTCGTCCGCGCCCTGATCGTGGGCCGACTACTTGGCAGGCGATGTTAAGCAAAATAGGGCCTGTGCAGGCACCTCGCCCCGCAAAACCTGGCGGTTTTGTTTCTCGATGCTATTATAGCACATATCCCTCCGATTTTAAAGTGGTCGAAATCGACCAGTTTAAACCCATCGAATTCGAGGCAATTAAGCTATCCCTCGGTTTCGTCTTTCGGCTTGGCGTTCTTTTCGGACTGCTCTAGCACTTCCAGCAGCCTTTCGGCGGCCTCGTCGTTGTCGATCACCACATCATGGTATATGCTGCTGGTTGGCATTACTCACTCTTTCCCATCTGCTTGACGAGCTGGTTGCCGTACACCGCCGCGCCGGCCACAAGTACGCCCTGGATCACCGCGTCCACGGTGGGGCCCATGATGGCCAAGGCCCCGCCCACACCGAACACCAGCAGGATCAGCGGGATAAACTTATCCGGGATCACCTCGATATGTTTGACAATAGCCCCGATGATGACCAGGGCCGGGATCAGGACCAGGGCGTTGTCGATAATATAGCTCAGAATTTCCATGTCCTCATTTCCTTTCCAATGTCGTGATTCTGGTTTCGTGGTCGTTCAGGGCCTTGTCCTGCTCGTCGTTCTTGTCCCACAAGCGTTCGTGGGCCTTGCTGTTGCTCTCCCGCTGGTCGCTCATGTCCTTGACCAGCCGTTCCACCGTCACCGTCAGCTTGGTAATGGAGGAATTGAGCTTGAGTGCGGGCGCCAGAAACGTCGCCGCAAATCCCACCAGGGCGATCACCACCCCGAATACTCCCCATTCCGTCATCGGTTACACCCCCACGATCCTCATCTGCACCCGGTCAATGGGCTTGCCGGGGACACCGGCATATTGCAGGGTGGGGGTGGGATTGTCGCAATTGCGGATCCAGGACCAATAGTCCCGGCCCGGATTGGATACCCGGTATTCCACGGCATATCCGGGACAGTCGATCAGCTCCGCCTGGATCAGATCGATGTCCTTGCCGAGATTTCCAGCGTAGTCCTCTCCGTTGGTCTGCCAGTTGAGCCACCGGCCCCCGTCGATCTGGTGGACGCGCAGCCGGATCACCCCGCGGCTGGACCTGGCGTACAGGCCGGATAGAGCCTTGCCCAATACCCCGGCATATCCGCTGGTGTCCTCATCGTGGCAGCCGGTGATCTCCGACCACCATCTGCCATTGGCGTATGCCTGGTATGTAACCTCCGGGGCCTCGGCAGGGGGCGCGGGCTCCACGCTCCCCTCCTCCGTTTCCACCGCATTACTGTTAATCCACTGGATCAGCGCATCCGCATTGACTACCTTCCCCATGACCTCAATCTCTCCTTTCAGTTTTCGATCCACCTCGCGGCGGAACATGTCCATGCTGTACCCGTGCTTATCAAACCAATGCTTGGGATCGCTGTGGTTGGAGGCGATCCCCTTTTTGTACCCCTCATAGTGGCTGGTGATGTCCGCCGCCGTGAACCCAAACTGCCGGCAGAGCATCGCGCAATACTCCACGGCATTGGCGATACACGCCTTGGTATATGCCTCATGCCGGGTAGGATCGTAAGACGGGGACGACGCACCGGGCCCCGGCTCGACCATTTCAAAGGCAATATGGTCGATGTTGGCGGGGTTGGCCCCTCCCGTCCCGCTGTGCCACGCCCCCATCTCGTAGGGGAGATAGACCCATACCTCTTTGTCATCGACAAAGGCATGGACGCATTTCTCGATCCCCGGCTTGTTCCACCGGCTGTACCACCCCGAGGCGGGCACATACGCACACCCCGTCGAGTGGACCATAATCCCCTTTAGCTGGTTTTGCCTCGCCACTTTGTAGCAATCGTTCTCCGTCATATATCGGGTGTGTATGGTCATGGTGTCCCTCCTTTACTTCCAGCGGCCAATGGCGGTGTACATAACTTCCACCAAACTGCTAAATTTGGAATTAGATATGACAGCTACACTGCCAGCAGATGTAGTGCTCGGTCCATATACGGCTGTACACCACATATATAAAGTCGAATAATTGGCATACCATATTTCCGGTTGTATATAGGTAAGAGTTGTAAACGCGGCCGGAAAATCACCAAGCGAAATATAATCGCTGCGATAAAAGTCCCCCATCGCCGTCTGCGCGTTCGGCATAATAGTAGTCCGTTTGTAACAAATCATCGTCCCGTCGTCATATTTAACCCAATACCCGGTAGACGCCGATCCACCCGAATCCGCGATTCCTGCAGCGGCAAAGTCTGTTCCGGCCTCCGCCGCCGATACATTGGCCCCGTTGCCTTTGAGTAGGCCAGTAATGTTCGTCTCCGTGTTGGTGCTCACCTCGTTCGGGCCGGGCGCTCCGTCCGCTCCCGTTTCGCCCTGCGGGCCCGCCGGGCCCACCGGGCCTATAACGCTGCCCAAATTTACTGTGGTAACTGACATGCCATACACCTCACTCGTATGTTGCGATCAAATGACCTTGTTCATCTATGTGGAAAGTTGGCACCGGGCCAGGGTCTCCCTGATCCCCTTTCGGTCCCGTCGCGCCTGTGTCTCCTTTCGGGCCGGTTGCCCCGGTATCCCCTTTCGGTCCTTGCTCACCTTGAATCCCCTGCGGGCCGGTATCTCCCTGATCCCCTTTCGGTCCTTGCGGGCCCATAACGCTTCCCAAATCTAACACCTGTGCCATTCTTCGTCCTTCCTCCTCAAGATATTGTATAGATCAGTTTCCCGTCCTGTATCGAAAAGGGCGGGGCGGGCTCATTATCATTGTGCGTCAGGATCAAATGCCCCTCCGCATTGACGCTAAAGGCAAACATGCCGGGGCTTAGTTTAGTGATAACGGCTACCCCATCCTTTCCTGGGTCCCCTTTATCTCCCTTGTCTCCCTTTTCGCCTTTATCGCCAGGTTGGCCGACAAATTCCCCGTTATCAAGCTTTTGCTGTACCGTATCGGCCACCGCCTGCGCCGCATCTGCCGCTGTCTCCGCATCTGCCGCCGCTTGATTGGCCGCATCCGCCGCGTCCTTCGTGTCCGCGATCAGCCCCGACAGCCCCTTTTCATACTCCGTCTCCATCGGCGTACCCGTATCCCGGGGCGCAAATTTGAGGCGTCCGGACAGGGTGTACACCACCTGTTCCTCCGTGTTGTCCGCGCCAAGGATTACCGCACAGAGCCGGATGGTTCCGGTCGATCCGGCGCCTGTCCAGTTCCCCGGCAGCAAACACGATGCCTGGCTGTTTTCCAGGACCACAAAGTCCGTGGTATCGTACCCGCCTGCGCCGTCCACAAACTCGAACCGGTATTGATACGCCGCGTTCACCAACGCCTCATCCAGCGCAAACACAACGGACGTGGCGTTGTGGTCCCCCTGTACCCCCGCAAATTGCGGCTGGTCCGGCGTTACCCCAGACGGGGTTGCCGAAAAGGTTACAGTCCTGATGGGTGTGCTCATCTTCATCACCTCATTGGAAACGGCGGGGCTGTTACACCCCGCCGTCCTTTATTTCTCCATGTCTTGAATCCATCGTGTGAAGTCCCCGGATTTGTAGCCAATCCCCAAGCCGACCAGCGTTTCCCGGAGCTTTCTCATACCGGCCTCATCCTTCTTTTTGTACAAATCCTGGTAGATCGGCTTGTAATACCTAGTCACGGCAGACCGGATACTGGATTCCTTTTTCCCGTTGTCCGTCATCTCTTGTATGACGGCCTTGGCTTCTTTCGTGTTTCCGGCCTCGAGCGCCATCACCACATCCGAACCCTCGAACAGGCCCTCGGCGGCTTCTGGCTTGGGCTTCTCCGTCGTCCCGGACTCCTCTTTCGCGCTGTTTTTTGCTTTTGAAACCCACCCGTCCACAGCACCGACCACCCACTCCCGGTCAAACCCATCGTTCCGGATTTCCCCGACGATCCGGGCATACGCCGACATGTTCCCGTCAAGCTTGGCCCGCCCAGCCTCGGCAATCCGGTCGTCCCGTTCCCGGAGGTTCTTGCGCATGTAGTACGCGATCTTTTCCTCGCTGATTCCGCCTTTTTCCATCGCCTCTAGGATATCCTTCGCCAGCTTCGGGTTGTTTTCCCGGTATGCGTCATAGGCACGTCCCGCATATCGGGAGGCGTTCTTAGAATTCACGGGATAATAGAAGGTGTCGAGGATATATTCGAGCCGTGCCGTCGGGACTCCGAAATCTCCCAGTGTGCGGATGCTTCCACCGACCAGCGCTTCCAGATCCCGTGTAGCCGCCGCCACCGGGATCCCCGTGAGTTTGCTGATGCTCGCCGCACTGTTTTTTATCAGCCATGGGACCGAATACTTCGAATCCCCTTGGAAATAGGACATCCAGGCCCGCCCCGCGTTCACGACATCCGTTAGGCCCGCCATTTCCTGCCGTGTCAGGTTATACCCGGACAGGAGGGACGCCACATCTTTTAGATATGGGAGCATGTTCAGGGGGCTCAAGTTGTCTAGGGTGTTTTCACCTACCGCAGACCAGTACTTTTCCGCCCACTTCTTTTCTTCATCGTCATCCCGCATGGCGTCGATCAAGGCGGCCGCCATTGCCGTGGCAATGTTCGTGGCTGCATGGGTCACGGCCACCCGAACCAGCCGCCCCCGGCCTTTCTTCCATCCGTTTTTCTGCACGTCCCGCACTGCCGACCGCAGCATGTTGTAAGCTTTGGTCGGTTCGCTCATGAACGATGTGACCGTCTTGTTGATGAAGTTTTTGCTCCGCATCATTTGAGACCGGTGCAGAACCGAATCCACCACCTGTGTCCGGTCGATGATCTCCGAAAACCGCTCCCCGGCCGCTTCCAGGAACTCCACCGTCCCTGGCTTAAAATCGGTTGTATCCCGGATTTCCGCTTTCACCGCGTTCCAGAGCTTTCCCCAGGTCTTGGTGTCCGCCCATCCGGCGGGCTTCATGGCGATATCCCGCAGCCCTTTCTTACCCATCAGGATATCCTTCATCCCACGGGCCGTGTCCATCTCGAAAAACCCGAGGTCCTTCCAGTAGGCAATGGGGGCATACTCGTTCATCTCGTCGATATCCGACTTCGTAGCCAGCCCCTTCGCCAGATACTTCGGGTCTATCAGCGCTGCCGCCCGCAGATATGCCGTAGGTTGCTGAATGATGACCCGTAGGTTTGCCCCGACTGCAGCCGCCTTCATGTTTGACAGCAGCTTGTCGCCGATAGTGGGAGGGGTTTGCTTCGATACGCCGTTGATATCCTCCACCAGTTTGTTCCAGTAGGCCACCGCGTCATGCCCCAGCGCCCGTTCCAGGCTTTCCTTGATGCTCATTTGTACCCGCCCGCCAGGTTCCGATAACTTGAAATTGAACACCTTGTTCAAATCTGACAACGGCACCACAAAAGCGTTGTAGCTCCCCATCTGATCCGCCTGACGGGTGAACACGTCGAAGATATCCTCCACCATGATTGGGTTGTTGGCACCGGCCACGGTGGATTTGGTCATACCCAGATTTTTGAGCACGGCATCAGGCCGTTTGAGGTCCCCCTGCATGGTGGTGAGGTAGTTCTTGTCGGACACAATGGGGAAATAGTTTTGCTCGGTGAATTTCCGGTATCCATACAGCTTCATGGAGACTTCGTTGCCCCACTCGGCCGTCACCTTGAAGAAATCTGCGATCCCGTCCGCCACCGCCCGCTGTTCCGGCGTCAGCGTCCCGACGATTTCCTTAAGGTCCTGCGCCGTCAATGCCACCGGCCGGAACGTTTTGTCGATCCGCATCTTCTTCACGGTATCCGATGGGCGGATACCGCCGCCCAGGATATGCCCTCGCGCCTGGTCACGCTTCGACAGCTCATACAGGCTCATGATCTGCGCCGTGGTCAGGGATACGGTCCCACCCCTAACCTTGAAGGTATGCTTTTCCGCCTTCGGGCCGCTCCAGGTATCGGTGTCGATCCCCTTCAGCAGCCGCTGCATGTACGCGACAGCCTCCGTCGTGTTCTGGATTTTCCGGTCGAATCCCCTGCGCAGAGGCTTGTATATCTCCCGGTATGCCGTCTCGCCCAGCTCCTCGAAGTAGCTCGGCGCGTCCATCATATCGTAGTTTACCAGCCGTTTCCCGAGGCCGAGCAGGCCGGTATACTCCTTGGCTTCTTGACCCATCAGGTCCATGTGGATACCCTTAGCCACCTGTTCCGCCGCGCGTGTCCGTTCCCCGGAGATCAGGGTGTTCGCGTTCGTCAGCATACTTTTCAGCGCCGCCACCACATGAGCCAGCTCCCCGAGCTGCGTCCCGGTCATGTCCTCGATCCGCACCCGTTCGGCGTTTTGGATGAGGTCGGCCATGTTCGGGATCAGGTCGGGGTCAGCGCCGTCAAATATCGCCTGCGCCTCTTCAAAGGTCCCGCTTTCGCTTTTCAGGATGGTATTCATCTGATTAAACAGCTTTTGCATCGCCATGGTCCGCATGGTGGGCTTGCCTTTGCTGTTCAGCCGGTCGGAACTAAAATCGATGGTGTTTACGAACTCCGCCACAGCTTTCCGGAACGGCTCCGGCACATGCTTCTTGTCGGTGGGATGGGTCAGCCATCTCCCAAGCTCCATCGTGTCACGGATGATCCGGGGCTTATACCGGCGCACCAGGGCGCTTTCCCGCCTCTTATCGGCGGCAGCCTTCCGCTGCTCACGCACCTTTTCCATCTGTGCCGCCAGGCGCAGACGGTTTTCATCCTTCAAATCCTTCCGTTTTTGGCGCTGCTCCTGGACAAGTGCCTGTTCCTTGGCCTTGTACCCTTTCCGGATCGCCTGAATGCGGTTTTCGTACTTGGCCCGGAGCTGGGTGAGCTCAGCCTTTTTCTTGTCCGCGAAGGTGTGGATTTCCGGAAGGTTGAAGTATTCCTCATACACCCGCATGGCCAGGTCATAGGCGGCCTCCGTCGCGTCCATCCCATAGGGGTTGACATACGACGGCCTTACCGTCCGCAGCGCATCCGCCACCACCTGGGGCTGGTCCTGGATGGGGGTGTCGGGGGAAAAGAACTCCGGCCAACGCCCGCTGATCTCCGGCCACAGGCTATCGAGGCTCGTGCCGTCGTTCGTCAGACGGAACCCGCCGAAATGTTCCTTCCGGAACCGCTCGTAATCCATCCCCGCCCGGATATCCTCATCCAGGGATATGGCCGTCTTGCGGAAATATTCCCGCATGTCCCGGTACTTCTCGTACAACGTAGAATCCAGGGCGGAGGATTCCCGCAGGACGCTGTTCGCAATTTCTACCGATACGTCCATGGCCTCGTCAAAATTGGCGTCCGGATCGTTGGCAATATACGAAAACAGGGCGTCCAGGTTTTTCACCAGGGTTCCCTTGTCGTAGGAACTGCTGGTTTCCTTCAGGATGGTATCGGCCAGTTTCCCGATGCTGGCGGGTTTTACCTTGTGCCCCTTTGTCAGTTGGAACTCCCCGCGCAGGGTCTCCACCTGTTCCCGGAGCGCCTGGTTTTCTTCCGTCAGTAGGTCTACATCCACGGGGGATATGTCCTCTAGAAAAAACCGCAGCTCCGGCGCCTCGTTCAGTGCCCGCACCCGGTCGGCATCGTCCCCGGCCTTGTACTCCACCGTCTTGATCCCCGCCGCTTCAAGCTGGGTTTTCAGATCCTCGTTCAGCGTGTCCGGCACCACGGCCGCTTTGACCTCTTCGAACCCAACGGCACGTTGAGGCTTGGCCTCGAAATACGTTGTCGGGGCGTTTGCCATATCTTCAGACAGGGACAGGATATCCGAGACGATCTCGTCCGTGACCGTGAACTGCCCCCAGCTTTTCAAATCCTTCTTGATCCCGGACGCGGTCTTTCTTTTCGCTAGTGCTTCGGTGATCGCTTCCGTGGCGTTCGAGATATGGGAAAAGATATTCCCTCCTTTGATCTCCGACGTCATACGGGACACGATATCCGACAATCGGTCCTCAAACCCCTTCTTTACCGCCTCCTGCTCATCCTCTGTCATCCGGGACAACCGTCCCTTATCCTGATTGATCTCGGATATAGACCCATACTCCCGCGTGGACGCCGCCGCCACCGTACTGGCGGAATGAAATAAGGCGCCGCCTTTTTCAGCGTCGCCTTTCATGGATTTCACGATATTGTCCAGGGTGTATTCATCGTGCAGGGCTTCAAAGCTCCTCCGGTTTCCGGACGGGGTAAACAGGTCTTTGCTGTTCCGGATTCCCTTTTTCTCCACCACTCCGTCAAACAGGTTTTCCAACCAGTCCCGGTATTTGGCCTCGTACTCCGGATGCTCTTCAAACAGTTCGTTCAGCCCGTCCCGTGTGTCGTAACGGTCAACGACCTCCGGCACACCCTCTTTCCGGATATTGACAGCATCCCGCAGTGCGGCGTCCAGCTCTCGGAATCCCAGCTCTTTGTCGAAAATGGATTCTCCTATTTTGGATTGGTAGTATGAGTTTAGGACCCCCCGGACCTTTGGCTCGTACTGCATGATCTCATCATATCCGGCGTAATTCTCCATAGCATCTACCGCGTCCGGCACTTGTTCGATCAGGAGTTCAATGGCCTCCGCGTCGTGGCTGTATGTCTTTGGATTAGTAGACGCCTCGAATGCAATCCCCTCATCCCGTAGAAATGCCAGCCTCAGCGCATCGTTTCCCTGGTACGCTTCCACAGCATCACCGCCACGGCGGTTCACCATGTCGTCCATGTTGTCCGGGTCCAGAGCAAGCCGAAACTCTCTCTGAATATCCGAATCGACCAGTTTATCAATCCTGCGCCGGATATTCGACACCTTCTTATCGCTGATCTTGTACTCCACCGTGGGGAATGAAGGTGTCCAGGCGTCCCCGCTATACACCTTGTTCCGACGGTCTGCCGGGTTGATGGTTTCCTTGTCGAAGATTAGGCTGATGTCTCCGAATTTTTCATGCCCCATATCCGCCTTTGTCACCGCGATACTGGGCATCGGGAACCCGCCTAGACCGAACGCGCTTTCCAGCTTATCCGCAGACAGGTTGTGGACAGCGATGAGGTCTTTGACCTCCTCGGCCGTATCCTCCATGTAAAACCGCATTTCTGGCTTTACCGATTTTTCCCCGCTCTGCGTCGCCTCCCGGTTGGCTTCGAATAGCTCCCTTGCCTGTTCCGCCAGTGTTTCCAGGGTATCCCCTTCAAACAGGCCGTTCAGGCGGTTGTACATCTTCTCCGAGCCGGACATCGCGTATTCGCAGAGGTCGCAGGTGATTTCTTCGTACACGATGTCATATGTGGTCTTCTTTTTGTAGGTGGCCTTGCAGCGATCCCAATAGTCCTGCCATTGCTTCGCCCCATATTCTAGTTTCCCCTCCGTGTTTACGAAAAGTTCACCAGAAAGAGGCGCACGGCCTTCGTAAAACTGATGGAACAATTCATGGTGGATAAAATCCAAATCGGTTCCATCCTGAGCAAAGATGAGGTTGGTTCCAGTCTTAACAAAGGCAACACTGTCCATGGTTTCGATCGTGTCGCCTACCCGCACCTCCGTTCCATACGGGACGTGGTACAGCTCATAGCCATAAGCCTTTGCAACCTCGTTTTCGGCCCTCTGCTTGGGAGATAAATCCGATTCCCTGACGGCCTCGAATCTCGCCTTTCCTCTATCGGTCCGGACTACCTTTTTTTCAGTTCTTGCCGGATGCTCTCGATCGGGAAGTCCTCCGCGTTCAGAATTTCTCTCAGCCTTTCGTGCGGAATCTCGTCCAAAGGCTTGATTTCTTCGAGCACCTTCATCCGGCGCTGCCGTTCCTTCCCGAGCGCTGTTATTCTCTCGAACTCTTCCTGATATCCCGGGGTATTGTGAAGCGCCTGTTTCTCTTCCTCGGTCAAATCCCTCAGATACACGATTCATCCCTCCCGTAGCTACATTCTCCGCCCCCATGTTACCACGGGAACCGGAGGATTGCAAGTTTTCCCCTGCGAAATAGGCGGTCTGCCTGGATACGGGGGACATCATCTGTCCCGCCAGCCCCGCGTGTTGCATGGCCTCGTCCATTGAAACCCCGTGTTTCGCCTGTGTCATGAAGTAGTCGAACGCCGATTGATAAGTCGAGATCGGCAGCGACCCGTCGAACCCGGAAACAAACGCCCTGGCCGTGTTCGTGTCATACTTCGCCGCCGTGTCGTATAACTGCCGAATCTGCGGATCGGCGATTTCCACGTCGTAAAGAGGAACTTTAGTTCCATCCGACAGGGTGACGGTCACGTCCCCGTCCTGGACGGATTCAACCCCTTGCACCGTAACGGCTGAGTTGCCCATCCTTGCTTGCGCGTCCAGGGGCTTTGCCGCCTCCACATTGACTGTGTATGGAACGTTAGTTTGAACATCCGCGTTTTCCGAATGGCCGTCTTTGGCGTTTGAAGGCCCATTTTGGGCGGTTTTGGATTTGGTATACACCGTGCCGAGCGGCGCCGTTTCGTCGCCGTTTTGCGTGTCCCCGCTCAATGTGCGGGCCATCTGGCCGCGCAGGGATTCAAGCCTGTCGAGGGTTTTGGCTTCCAGTCCGGTTTCCAGTTGCCCGACCTTTTTTGGGGAGAGCGGCTTGCCCTGGTTCTGCCTTTCAGCCAATTTTTCCGCCAGCTTGTACAGCGGATCATCCGTATCCAGTCTCAGACCGTCGTCAATGGTTTCGTCGGTCAGCCCGGATCGCATGAGTTGGTTTCCGACGTTTCGGTTATTGACGCCCTGATTGGCTATGTTGAGCGAACCCGCAGCCCCGCCCATAATTCCGCCGGACAAAGCGCCTCCGGCACCTGCCCACGCCACTTGGCCGATACATTCGAGAAACGCTTTCTTCTTCGCCTCCGATTCACTCAAGCCTTGTTCTTGATACGCCTTGACGGAAACGGAAAAGTCCGAACTTTCTCCCATAATGGCTGAATCGGATAGGATGTTGGCAATTTCGGTGAGCATCTCTTCCGATGCTTCCACGCCCGCCTGTTTGACCGTTTCCTTCAGCAGCGATTTCCAGCCTGTGATGGATTTAGGCTTGAGCAATCTGTCAACACTGATTTTTTCAAACAAGGCTTCCGCCGCGCCGGCCGCCAACCCTCCCCAAAACGCCTGGCTGTTGCTGCCGCCGCGTTCAATGACGTTTTTTGCCTGATTTGACGCAGCGGATGCCCCCATGAGGAATACCGCGCCATTTCCGAAAGCCGCTATTTGGGCCGCGCTGTCCGCTACGCTCATTCCGGTCTGATACAGGAAAGACGCCACGTTTTGACCAAACAGGTTCCAATCCGTGTTTTTCTCGATATTTTTGGATACTGTGCCGCGGATCGCGCTCACGTAATTTGTGGCGTCCATGTCGTAGACATTTAAAGGCACATAATTCTCAGGATCGTTCACATTGTTTTTGCCAACATTCTCAATTCCAAGGCGCAGATAGTCCAACCCTTGAAAAGGAGACATAATAACCGATGAAATAGACGACGCAATCGGGTGCTTGGTGGCGTACTGCTCCCACTCTTTCTGCTTTTTCCGGTACTCTTCCGCATCCACCAGGCTCTGTTCATATCCGGTCATCCGGTCATAATCATATCCGTTTTCGGCAAGGCGCCCCTTGGTATCCGTCAACTGTTTTTCCAGTTCTTCATAAAGCTGCCAAAGGTTCCCGTATCCATTTTTGGAATACCTGTACCCGCTCCCGCCGCTGACGTAATTCTGTATTGCGTCTTCCGTCAGACCGTATTTATCTTTCAGATATTCCTTGTATGCTGAGACTTCCGGATTTCCCTTGTGATACAGGGCTTCATCTCCGATTGCGGAAACCTTTTCCATGTCGGAACGCAGCACATTGGCCGCATCATACAACGCGCCGGATTCCGGATCGCTTTTTATGGTTTTCAGCTTATCTCGGTTTTCCGTTGTATAATAGTACCGGCTGTACTGGTCTTGAAGCTCTTTTTGCCGCGCCTCCAACTCCTTGATCTGATCTTGTATCGGTTTTCTGTCGGACAACAGGGAACTAAGAGTTTTCGTGTACCACTTATCTCCGGTCTTTTCCAACTGTGCCCGGAGCTCCGCCAGCTTTTTCTCGTTTTCAGCCTTGGACTTTTCCAGCCCGGACATGACGGATTTCGCCGCCGCCTCGTCCCCACTGGCAATCAGATAATCCTGAAACGCCTTTTCGCCCTCCAGGCTATTCCTGAAATCCCTTTCCTGGGATAACCCAAGCCTCATTTTTTCAAGCTGCTGTATAACCCCGTTGATATTTTCAATTGTGTCGTCCGACGAACCCTCTCCGTAAATGGCATCATAAACGCTCTTGTTCTCGGAAAACCGCTTGTGCAGGCCAAGCCCCGTGCGTATGATGTCGTTGATGCTCTTGGTGGACTGGTTGACGCTCGTATCGATTTCCGATGGAGTTATGTAGGTGTTTTTCCAGCCTTCCGCCTGCTTCGCAATGGAATCCAATGTGGAAGAGGAATCCTGAAACCAGGTATTGAGATCAGGCGCCGGGCTCCGCATCCCTTCTATATACCGGTCCAGAGAAAACCCGCCTTTGCCTGTGGCTCCGATGCTGTTGGCCTGCCGGACGCTTCCGCCGGATTTCTCGCGGATGTAATCGTCAAGAGAAAATCCCATATTCCCCGCTCCTAACCCATATACATGTCGTACACCTTGGCTAAATACTCATAATAATTCTTGCTGCCGAGCGTCAAACTGTACTTTCCGCCTTTCCCAAAGGCCTTTTCCTGGTTGAACTGTGCTTCAGTGAGGACGGATTTGTCTCTCCCGATCTTTTCAAGAAGCTCATCCCGGGTAACGGGCACATATCCGTTTTGAGATGAACCGGCCAAATCCCCGCCAACCTGTACTTGATAGATATACGCTGCGTCGTCAGGCGATATATACCCGGAATCCACCATCCGTTCAAGGTATGCTTTGGATTCCTCCGCGCTATCGTATTTTGCGGCGGTTTTTTGTATGGCGGCGTAAGTGTCGTTTTTCGCTGCTGTGCTTTGTGCCTCGGCCGCCTTTTGCTGAAGCGCATAATTCTTTTCCCATTGATCGTTGGAAATCTGGTTTTGCCTCTGCTGCTCGGTAAACTGGCGTTCCCACTGGCTGTCGGACACCTCGTCCCGCCCAAGCGTATAATCCCGGTTGTACAGCGTGTTTTCCTTGTTCCCGTAATAATTGAGGTTGTTGTAATAATCGGAAACTATATCCCGGTATCGTCCGTAATCGGTGCTGTCCAGATTTTGAAGGATTCCCATCCGGTTATAAAGATCGTTCCCCTCTGCCTGATACCGGTTAAACGCGGCGTTGTATAGCTCCGGGACAATATTGCCAAGCTGCTGCAAATACTGATTATACGCTTGCTGCCCGGCCGATACCGCCGCCGTGGAAGCGTAACCGCCGGTGAGCGCGGCCGCGTTCCCAACCGTATCTCGCATCGCGTTCTGACCCAAGGCGGTATACTGCCCCTTGTACTGCTGGTACAGAGGGTCGGCGTTCATATCGTAGTTAAACTCCTGCCGGTTCATGATTTTGTCAAGCATAGACTGAACCTGCCCGGAGTATTGGCCCTGATACTCACCCGGTTTGTTCTTTTCCATTTCGGAAAGCTGGTTTTTCACCTGGTTGTAGGATTCCGCCAGCTCTTCCCTCTTTTTTGTTGCCATAGGACTGCCCACCCCCCTGCTTACGTCGTCGAGCCGCCGGGAAGCGGCTCCAATCGCTTGTTCATGCCTTCGCTCAAATTCTCCTCGTCAAGGGACGACAGTGTGAAATTGAGCTGATCGACCAGTTCCCGGATATACTCCCGTAATTCCGCTTCCCGTTGTTCCGGCGTCTGCCCGTGCGGGGCAAACGGAGCAATATAAAATGTCGCCATCAGATTTCACTTCCTTGTTCCAGGGTATAGGAAATCCCTAGTATGCGCATCTCACCGGCTCCGGATAAGCGAAGCTCGAACGTTTCACAGCGCATCGGGATGATGGGAACGACATACCCGATCCTGGACCTAGATATCCTCTGCGCGGCGGGATTCCAAGGCCCTGTCCCATCATACCGGATTTCGATTTTAAGGGTCGAGCCCTCGTAAAGAGTGGCCTGCACCTTGATTTTGGATATATGCTTATGATCCGGGGTACGGAACAGCAGCCGGCCGGTCTGCGCCATCCATGTGACGCATTTTTCCAATTCCCCGGTTTGGTCTGGACCTGTCGCAACCAGCCCTCCGCTCTCGTCCACCATCAAAAGGTTCCCGTCATAGACCGCAAGGAAACGCATGGATTCGCGCCCTTCCTTGTGCCACAGCCCTTTCGCGGTGTCGTAAACCAGTAGTTCGCCATGCGGTTCGTCCCACTCTCTGTCAAGGGGATCAGACACGGCCGTCATGCTTATATACACCTTATCCCCGAATGCAGCGGCGGCAGCTCCCGTATACTGTACATCGCCCAAGGCATCCGAGAGCAATGACGGCTGATTTCCAGCAAACACACAGACACCACGGCGCGATTTGTAATATACCCGTTCATTCAATATACAAAGGGACGCCGCGCTCCCAGCCTCCACCCCCTGCCCGTGGATGGTGGACACCTGAAAGTTTGACGGCCTGGTCCCATATACCCTGTGTATGTCATCTTCCTTGAAAAACAAGATGCTGTTCTGATAGGCGCATACCCCGGTAAATGGACCGGTGGTACCCACGTTCACGGCCCAGCTATCCTGAGAGTCCCCTTTAAAAACATTCCAGTTATATGGGTCTCCTAAAGCTGAACAGAACAGTTCGTTCGTCTCCGTAGAGCATCCCCACAGCCGGTTACCTAGTTCGCATACATAATCCATGTTTGGAATCGATCTCGAAATAGTGATAAGATGGTCTGTGTAGTCAAGGCTACTCGTGTATGCAGATGAAAATGCTTCATCATAAGGAAGACAGACACATTTAACGGATCCTAATTCGCCAGAGTAAAATACGTGCGATATCAGTTCCACATCTACAAGTTCTCCGTTTTGATCGTCTTTCCCCGGCTTCCATTCTTGATATTGGATTGTTACTACGTCGTTGTCTCGGAAATCAGCCGATTTGAGCGTTTTAATCTGCATACATTCTTGTGTTTCGCCTTCATGCGACACCGTAATGCGGCTCACTTCAAGCGGGTCTGAAGTCCACACAGGCTCCGCCGCATTATCAAGAACATCCAGATTCTTGATCGTTGCATCCTGCGAATTGTATATTTTCTTGTCCGGCCATATCACGACATACGCGCCCATAGACACAAACTGCTTGTCTGTGTCCGATACCGTGCCTTTGACAACGCCGTCATAATAGAAATCCGTCCCGTCCACCCAGCACAGCTTTTCGTGGGAATGGATCCCGTGCGGTTTCAGGAAGCTCCGTCTTAGCCGTCTCGGGCTACGAGGGGCCAATACCGGATACTCGTCACTCGACAGATTTTCCATTTCAAAGAATTCGTCGTCCCGGATGGTCCGGTTATGGTTGTACCCCCGAAAAGCGTCGGTGTAGACCGTAGACGCCGGTATTTCCTGTATTGCCGGGAGCCGCATACGATCACCCCTCAACCCTGATCCGGACATCCTCCGTGAGATTTGTCCGGTTGAACCACTTGGAATAGTCCGCGTATATCTCGTTAAACTGCATCATGCCGTTATTATATCTGGCGTACTCGGCGTTGTAGTAATCCACCATGGCGCACAAATAATGCGCATACATACCATCATAGGGGAATACCGCCAGCAGCTCCGTGTTGTCCGGCGTATTCTCGTCGTACCCCGTAAACGGTCCGTCCGCCGCCTCCACATGGGCGCACCATATTTCGGTAAATATCCGCCCGTCTACTTCTGACAGCCAGCGCAGCATATCCGGTTTGGTATATTGATTCGGCCTGATCCGGTTGCACTGGTCAATCACGTCTCCGATGGTCATAAGCGCACCTCCAAACAGGGGCGGGGAGGCGTATTGCCTCCCCTTCTCCCTTTACTGGTTCGAAGCGGCGTATTCCGCCTCGATCTTCTGGATGAACTCTGCGGCCCTGGCGTCCTGCCTGGCGGAGTTTTCGATCACCTCGGCCACATAATCCGGAACCTCGACCTCCACGCCCCGCTTGATTAAAAACCGTTCGCCGTTTACCCCGACAAACACATCATCCCTATATTCGCCGTTGTCCTTGAACAGCTTGATCTTGACCTTTTTAGGGCCTTTTGGAGCACTTTTTTTCGTGGCTTTTTCAGCGGTATCCACCGTTTTTTCCACAGTATCCATAGTTGTCCTCCTTGCAAATTTGATGCCCGGCGGGTTTCCCCGCCGGGCCTTTCACTTTAGTTTGCGGTAGCGGTCGCGGAGAAACTGGACACGGATTCGATCCGGACCATGTACTCCTCCACTAGCCTCTTCGCAACGCGGGTGGCTTTCCAGCCGCAAGAACTGCGCTGGTTCAGGGGGTCCTCGCCATAGCCTAGCTGCTTGACGATGTGCTGAAGGCCGCCACCCTCTACCTCGGTCACGCCGTAAGCGTGGGCGCCCAGAACAATGGTGCCGTATACGGCCAGCCCGGAGGGGCAGCCGTCGCCCGTCCAGATCTTAGCCTCGGTGCTCTCCACAAACCGGACGCCTCCGATTTTGCCGATCTCGCCCTGGTAGATGTTCTCCGGGGCGGCGTATTTGTGGACCTCGACCCACTCCTCGCACCGCATCAGGTCATATGCCACATCCGGATGGACGATCGCCACGAAACTGTCGCCGATCTTGTCGGCATTCATGGTTTTCAGGGCACGGGCTGCCTTGTAGATTACATCCACGTTGATCTTGCTGGTGGCGTCCAGCCCGGCGCGGGAGGTCACGGCGGTTTCGGCGCCGCCCGAAACCTTGGGCGCATAAATCACGTTGGTCCCGCCAGCCAGCACCTCGCGCGAAACTGTGTCGAGGGTCCGGCCCGCCTGGCTGCCCAGGAGCTTGGTAGACTGCACGACATTGTTGTCGATGGCCGTCATGTCCAGCAGGTCGGAAAGCTGAATCCAGTCTCCGTACTGGCTGATGGTGGCCGTGATGGCGGTCACATTCAGCTTGTTCCCGTTAGGGGTCACGCCCTCCGTGATGGGGGTTGTGGCTTTCCCGAGCGGGCTGTACTTGCGGAACTCGATGGTTTTACCGCCGTTTTTCGGGATCGGGTATTTGTCCGCGAACTGGTCATGGACAAGATTCGGCTCCGCGTTGTCCAGGAGCCGCTTTTCGTAATAGGTTTTCATCTCCGGGGACAGATCGTTCCCGGAAGAATTCAGCAGTGTGGTTTGCACCGCGAACAACTGAAGGTCCAGACAAATGTTGGTATTCATAGCTTTCTCCCTTTCTTTGTTACGGGAGAAAAGGTTACAGAATGATCTTTTCTCCCCTGAGTACGCGCCTTTCAACTTCGTCCCGGTCGGCCTTGGACCAGGAATTGACATCCGGTTTCACCACGGCGGCGCCCCCTGCGGCTACTCCGTTTTCAGTAGGACGGGCGTTCTTAGACCGAATGCCGTCCACAATCTTCTTTGACACCTGTTCGGCAGTGTACTGCATGGCCCCACCAAGGATTTCGTCTCTGTGGATAACCTCATACGCCGTGCGCACGTCCACGTTGTTTTGCAGCAGGCCGACAAACTGCTCGTTCCGGCACTCTTCCTGCAAATCAAACGCTGGGTAAATCGTCTTGAGCTCCTCGGCCTGCTTAACCCATCCGGCATACACACGCTCAGCGTTCTCCCGCCTCTGTTGGTCCTCCAGGGCACGGCGCATGGACTCGTTGTCCCTCTCCAGCTTTTTCATGCTTTTAAGCTGTTCCACAGAGACGCCGCGTCTCAAGGCTTCCTCTTCGTAGTAGGAATCGTCCTCTTCGATGGCCTCCACCAGCTTTTTCAGGTCGCCGCCGTCCACGCCGTACTTTTTCGCCAGTATGTCAAAGATCGGCTCCGCATCCTTCAAGCGGTTTTCGAGCAGCTTGGTTTCCTTGAACCGGCTATCGATGATCTCCTGCGTCCGTTTCGCAAACAGATCCTTATATTCGCCTTTGATGAGCTTTTCGAATTCCGCTTTTCGGTCCGGAGCTTTTTTTGCGGGCTGATCGTCCGCATTTTCGTCCCCGGCGGCGTCCCGAGGCATGTCGTCCCCCTGTTCGGCGCCCGGCAAATCGCCGCTTTCGGCCTGTTTGCCATACACCACATCAGCCAGAGGGTTCGCCCGTTTTCCCTTCCCGGCGTCGGAAGGTTTTGCCTTTGCTTCGCCCGTTCCGGCATCTGCACCGTCAGCGGCAGGCGCTCCGCCCTCTCCGTCAAACAAGGCCAGATTCAGCCGGATTTTGGTTTCTTCCATTGTCTTTTCTCCTTTTCTTCATGGTCTTTCCCAAGAGTCAGCTTTCGCATTGTGCAACCGTGGGCCCATGTATAAAAACAGCCACCCGTCAGGGCGGCCGGTTGTCTGTATGAACGCTTACGTGTCCTGGGTATCGCTCCTCCAGGAGCCGGAACCCTGCTATCGTCATCCTCACCATGCCATCCACAATTTTTCGGCCATGGGAATGTATAGCTGCCTGTATCTCGACACCGCCGTCTTCCGCCTGGTAATGGAAACAGCCGAGAAGCCCGTCCTTTTCCGCCTGTTCCAGGGCCGCCGCCAGGGATTGTGACAGCATGGACACCGCCGCGCACACGATATCGGAGCCTTTCGGCCCATACCCGGCGTGTCCGGAAACAGATACTTCCAGGGTGTCGCCTGTCCATTTGATCCGCACAACCGTCATGTCCGGCCTCCTATCGAGGGGCGGCGACATTAGCCGCCCGGAGCCTTGCTGTGTCCCCCGACGTACCCGACGCCGACCGGAACGCCTCGCCAAGTGGGTTTGTCTCCATCGCTTTCCCTCCGCCTTGATTCGGCATGGGTACGCCTTCGGGGGGTGGGATCATCCCGTTCGCGCCAAGTATAGACAAGAGCTGTGCCACCTGCTGCTGGAGCATCTGAACCTGCTGGAACAAGGTCCCGTTTTGTGCAATGCGGTTTGTCATCGCCGCCTTACCTTCGAAATCCATCATTTCCATGCATGCAAGTGCCTGGTCGGCCAGTTGCGGGTTAAAAAAGCCCATTCCAAAAAATTCTTTTGCCATCTCATTTTGGGCCATCTTTGAAAACGGGTTGCTTTTCTGCGCCCGGACCTTGATATCGAAGATCGGGACACGGGACCCGAGTTCCACGCCGAATTCCACGCCTTGGTCCTGCGCCTTGATGTGGGCGTTATCGTACTGGACAAACGCCTCGTTTCCCTGTTCCCCCGTAATACGGAAGCAACGGGGCTCGTCGTAAAACTGGCGGATTAGCTCGATGCACAGATTGCAGACGCGCGTAAACGATCGATACGACGATTTTATCATATCCCTGGACAGCTTGCTCCCTGCCTCCTGCAAGGCCGCAATAGCCGACGCCGCCGTCACGCCGGACGAGGTCCCACCCTGGGAAAAGTCGCGGTTTCCTGACGTTTCTTTCAGTTCTTCGATTTTAAGCTGAAGAATGTTCACCACGCTTGAGTCTAATTGAGATGTCTGTATTTCGCGGATATCATTTTCACCAAGGTTTCCGGTCGTCCCCACAAAATCTCGTTCCCAATCCGCAAACTCTTCCGCGTTGACGCTTCCTTCATTTTTTATGAAAAAGCGTTTCTTCGCCGACATCAGCACATTTTTTAGGATTGCTTTATTGAGCTTATCAATATAGAGCTGTGCGGATTTCATGACATCAATATACCCAAACCCGGCGGGAGAACCCTCTACCTCAAATAGCGGGTCCAGCTCAAAGGGGTATTGCCCGTGGTCATAGAATCCACTCTCAGCGCAAGCCGGATCATCCTCCGATGCATACAGCACCTCACCGTTGCAGAATTTGCAGTAGTGCAGGATGGTTCCGGAGCCGGAGGACACCTTGTAATACCAATCAACCACCATCGACTTCTCCGAGGTATCGATTGAATCGTCGTATATATAGGTCGCTACGTCGATTGTGCTCCGTCCAAGCCGCCCCTTAAGTTGCGGAAACTGCGCCTCAATCCGCTCATTGTTCATCAGCTCGCAATAAAACAAATGCGGGGAGTCCTGAATGTTTTGGACGCCAGGCTCCCAAAACAGATTGAGAAGGTCCAACCGGCGGATTTCAATATCCCCAAGTCCTCCGGCCTTCTGTGGGTTCCAAAACACCCCTTCCACTCCAGTTCCAGCCTTGAGTTTATAGGTCCATTTGCTGGAATACGTCTGCTCGTACCCGTTTTCCTCAAGGACCACTGGCAAAATAGACGAGAGCATTTCGGCATCTTTCCGGTCCCCCTCTTCACGGGGGAGTATGTTTGGCTCCGGAAAATTATCCATGGCGTCGGCATGCTTGTTGGCAATGGAGTTAAACAGCCACGCCGACACCGGCTCAGGATCAGTGCTTTGTTTATCCCTGGTCCGTTCGCCGTGCCGCAGCTTCCACCACTGCTCATTATCAATGATCCGACGCTCGAGGTTGGCCTTTCCCTGCTTATACTTTTGCAGCAGGCTTTCAGCCTTGCGGACCTCCGCGCCCCCGATGCGGCGGGCTGGCGACGCGGGCTCTTCCGTTACAACCTCTTTTTTGTTCTTCGGCATGATACTGCCTCCTTAAATCCGGTAAAATCTGGCCGGTTTCTTGTGCAGGTCTAGCGGATCGTCCAGAACCGGCTTTGGTTCCTCGTGCTTGCGCGGCGCAATGGGATTTTCCATCAGCACATACCGGCACTCGTCGTAGATATGGTCCTCTTGGTCGGTGTCAATATCCTCCACATGCTTGTCGTCGTATACCAGGGCCGGAATGGTCCGGATGAAATGCTTGCAGGTGTGGAATGTCTGGAACATCGGCAGCCCCTCGGCGTCGAACGCTAAACGATAATGAAATTGCATCTTTCCGGCGATCCGGGTATTGTCCCCGCCGGACCAGTATACGAAATGGGGGGAGCGCTCCATCATGGCCGCGATGGATTCTCCCCTGGACTCGTCAAATATAGATGGATCCGCTATACCGATGACGTTCCGGCCTCTGAGGGTCTGGTCCTCGTCCTCGATCCGCTTTATCTCCGCCGCGATCTCCGCCGGGTTGAGCTTGATCCCCGTGTTCGGTGTCCCGGTACAGCCGTAATACTCCTTAATCCGGTATAGCCTGCCGTCCGGGTCCGCCGCATACCACCCCACGGAAAATGGTTTGGCGTACCCGAAATCGAACCCCCGGTAAATCCGCCAATGGACGGGAATGGGAAAGGGATTGATGACATGGGTCCACCGCTGATCGTCGTAATGATCCGGATCGTTGCGCCATTCCCGGAACACCTGTCCGTCAAAGGAATCCCACGACCCATACAGAAGCGCGTTTTTCTCCGCCTCCGGCAGCATGGCGAGATTAGCCAGATAGTTGGGATCATTGTCAAGCAATGCCTGGTTGTCAAACACCGTAGACGGGACAAATATCCGGTCCCTTTTCATTTCCGATATTGTCCCGTCAGGCTTGCGCACCTCGTAAGTCTCCCATATGGTGGTCATGGGCACCGCCGCCGTCACGAACCGGTCCTTGACCCAACCGTGGCCGATCCCGCCGGGGTTAGCCGTGGCGCGCATGTACACCCTGGTACCCGGCCCATTGGGACGGTTCCGGGACATGAGATAACTATACTGGACCCATGTAAACTGGGTCAGCTCGTCAAACGCCACAAAATCATAGTGTTTGCCCTGATAGTTGAAGCGATCCTCATCCCGTTGCATGTTGCCGAAAAAGATTTTAGCCCCGGACGGGAAGGACCAGCAGTGAGCCGTGCTGTTGTAAGCCGCCTCCGGAAATGCTTTTGTGTATAGTTCGCGGCTGCGGTCAATTAAGTCCGTCAATTGTGGAAATGTTTTGCGAAATATAATCCCCCGGTAATTGGGAATCCGCACCTGCCTCAGCGCCTCGGTGAGAAGGGCGTCCGATTTGCCGCCTCCGGCAGCACCGCCATACAGCGCCTCATACTCGGGTCGCTGCTGGAACATGCGCTGCTTTGGCTGCGGCGACCATATGGAGATCATACACCCTCGAGCGCTGCTACACGCGCTTCCAGCGCCTCCAAGTCCGACGCTCTGGCGATGGTATCCGGAATATATTTATCCGAAACCGGCACTATCGATTCCGTGATGTACCGAATATCACTATATCCTTGTTCATCGACAGCAATGGCGAGATCGCCGACGGAATACCCGGACATATCAATACCAGCATTTTGCCACGCCGTTATCACCTCTTCGGTTAGCGGAACTATGATCGATGAGCGGTTAAGACCCCATCCGGGCAGCGAGTCATACACTCCATATGTGAGTGTCGTGGTCGTGTCGTCAAGGTATACTTGTATATTCTTTTCCGGCAGTGTTACTTCCTGGACTATGCATCGGTGTATATCCCCTAGCGTTATACGACTCATTCCTGTTGTGTTAAACACTTCGGCTCCGCTCGAAGAGAACGGCCTATTTCGGATATATGAGAGCTTTGTTTCGTCATTTTCGTTCCAGTCTGCTTGTATTAAAGGTACAGCCCCATCTTTTGGCATGCTCCTCTGCATATCCTCAATCAGCGCCGCAACCTCGTCCGGGACTGTTACCGTTTCGCCCGGCGTATAGTTATACGTCTTGCCGTTGATATACAGGGTCATGCTGTTTTCGTACCCCAAATTGGTGGGGATGGTGATGCTCTTAGACATATTATCCGTCCTTTCCAGCCGGTTTCACGGCCCCAATCTCAATAACACCGATATGCTCTTCCGCGCTCTTGTCCCCGGAGGGCTTGTCTCGCCATTTATCCGGGCGCCGATTCTTGAGCCAGAATATCTGCGCCGTGGTGTCTCCTCCCAGAGCCTTGTTCAGAAGCGCGTTTTCGACCTGATAATCCACGACCTCCTTGCCCCTTTTTAGGGCCTCGCGAATCTCCTGGTGGTCGTCCTTCCAGCGGTACAGCGTGGATGGCGATATCCCGCAATTGGATGCAATCTGCTCATCCGTCAGCCCGTCCCGTGCCCACCCCTCTAAAAGAGTCAGCCCGTCTCCGGTGAGCCAGTCTTCATATTTTCCTTTTGCCACAACACCACCAGCTCCGAACCTTCATTATTCACAACCCCTATATCACCACTGATTTAGTGGCATTCACATTTCCATCTCCACCTATTTGGTTATTTTGTCAATTGATTTGCCACCAATTTGGTGGTACACTGTGCTCACAGACAAAAAACGAAGGAGCTGGAGAACATGACATATAAAATCTACTCCCGCCTATATGAATCGGCAAAGAACTGCAGAGACCTCGAATCCTTTATAGCAAATAACCCGAGTATACACCCGGATGACCTCAAAGCGATTTATTTGTTTGCATCCAATCCGATCAAGTCCTCGATCTCAGCCGCAAATATGTCTCAGCGTGATTTCGCCGCCGAATACGGGATCCCGCTTCGCAGCATCGAAAACTGGTCCAGAGGGGCAAGCGAGCCTCCCACATACTTACAGCAACTTATCACATATGCGGTATTTACAAATCAAAGGAGTGTGTCAAAGATGAACGTACTGAACAAAATGGAAGAAATTTATGGAAGCGATTTGTCCCTTGCGGCTGTCCAGCTTTGCAATGATGAGGATGCCGATATCATCAAGTCGTACCAATCTAGTTGGGACGCAGGCGAATCCTTTACCCAGGCAGGCATGAGCGCCCTCTATTCCGCCCCTCGCGCCGAAGATTCGGAGGAGGAAATCATCGCCTGTGTGGATGCTTTGTATCAAGCTCTGATCCTGGCCGTCAAAAAGCATTGGGCTTCCGCCCTGTCGAGAAACGAAGCCGTGACACTCTGCAACACTCTTCTCAATGCCCCTGGTGGAAACGGCGTCTTTACAATCTGCAAGGATGCCCATGTGTCCTGCTACGACCTCGCGGAAGCCTGGAACTCCGCCCATCCCAACGACGAGCAAATCGAGTATCATCCAGCGAGTATCATCTAAAGGAGGTCAAAACATGAACGTCATTATCTACACGGTAAAAGGCATGGACTATTACCAGCTCGGCACACCGGCAAAGCATACCTTATCCGAGCCAACCATTTCCCGCGAATGGATAAGCCGCGCGGAATATTCCCTTCCCAGTGGTTACGAGGTATCCGAATCAAACGACGGAATGCCGGAAATTTATGACGCCCACGGAAGGCATTGCCCCATTTCAGACGGGCCAAACGAAAACCCACTGCTTGTTGACATCAATACCCAGTCTGGCTACGTGGAGCTAAATAAACTACGCGACATCCCTTGGTAATCCATCCAGGGCGGCCTTATCGGCCGCTCTTTATTTTTTGGGGGTCGCAATGCAATACATACGGGATCCCGTGCGTCTTACAGTAGTCGATTTCGGCCTTGCATCCGGTACTGTGCTCCCAGTCCCCATATACCAGCATCTTGTCGCACACCTTCAGAAGCTCCAGGCACATCCCCAGACCATGCAGATAGTCCACCTTGTCATAGAGATAGCCTAAGCAATGTATAGGGGAGATATATACGTTGGCCTTATCTTTTACGGCCAGCGCCTCGGCAATCCGCTCGATTTCCGCCTTGTTTCCCGGCTTCCCGCCATAGGGATGGGATATGTAAATCCTCATAGCTTGGCCGTCATCCCTCTCTTGTGTCCGTCTAGGTAGATTACAGGCGTGTCCTTGCTGGTTGGTTTGTACTCCTGGATTTCCCCGTATCCCCCATAGTCCAGGGCCGCCGCCGTGTTGACAAACAGCTTGGATACCGGCGCAACGCTCCGGTTTGCCTCACAGGTGCGGCAAAAGCCTTGTTTCATCACCATCGGCAAATGGGTGTGGGAATGGATATACACGTCCGCGTCCACGATGCTGGCCATATCCGCCAGACGGATCGCCTTGGCTCCTTCCTTTCTCCCGCCTCCGGACCCGTGGTTGATATACAGCGAATAGGTCATGGGCCTCCCATCCGATTTCCGGCGGCTGCACCGTCCAAAGCTAACAAACAGCAGCGCCGCGCCAGGGGCAAACCGGTCATACAAACCCATCTGCCGGGCGAACACCTCCATGAGGTCAATGCCCTCTTTGTTGTAGGTCCTCCGCTCGTGATTTCCAGTGGTGACGGCCAGTATCCTGTCCTTCACCGGCTCGAACAGCTCCACCGCCCTCTGGATCTGCTCCATCGGGGGCAGTACCTCGCTGTAGCAGTCCGACACGCTGGTCTTGGTAGCGTTGTTGAGGATATCTCCGTTGAGGATGAGGGCTGTGTCCGGTTCTTCCTGCACGGATTTCAGCCGTTCGCGGATGAGAGGGAGGTCACAATGCGCGTCCCCGATATGCAAGTCAGCCATCACCTCAATTTTCAATGTGCCGATCGTATCCGGAAGCCTTGCTCGTATGGTTGTCATCCGCCCACCTCGCTTTTTGTGTTCCCGCCTACCCATCCGCCGGCCATTATGTCCGGCACAACAAAGAGGACGCCCCACATGGGACGCCCTCTGTATATCTTTCTACACTACCATTTTATTCAGATACCATAGGACATTCAAGGACATTTAATGCCTGCTGATGCTTTCTTTCTATATGCCTGTAGCAATATCCCATTTTTACTGCCACCTCTTCGAGTGTAAGCCCATCAATATAGATATCCCGCAGGAGGTCTTTCAAAAGTTCGTCACTTATGGTATTGAGGCAGGACTCTATTTCCACCCGCAAATTCACCAATTTATCGATCTCCTGGTTTATTCTGGATTCTAGATCAATGATCTTTTCAACGCAATCTAAGAGCCGATCTCCATTTCCACCTTTCGGCATATCCGAATAAGTAGGCGATACCTTTTGGGACAGGTCTTTCCATTTTTCCTTCTCCATTTCCCAGCGGTTGATCCTATCATTCAGCATACCATATTGGGACAGGTATGCCTTTTTATCCGCATTCGTCATGGTTCCCTCCCGTAAAACCGCCGCAGCTTTCGCCAATGAACCCCAAACCACTGTACAAACGAATCATATCCGGACGGAGGTGGCGGGATCACGGGACAGCCATCCGTGCCCGTCACTGCCCGGACATACTCGCACTTTCGGCTGCATACCCCTCCATTTAACCAAATGCATCCATTTTTGATACAGACCAGTTTATCCACGCCTAGCACACCACCCAACCATAAAGGCCATCCCGATAGAGGCGAGCCAGACCGACAGGATTGGTGCGGATATTATCATGGTGTGGCCTCCTTTTACTCTGTATATCCACACTCTTGGCAAGTGCATGTATCTGTGTCTGGATCCCAATCGCTCCAGTATGATCCACACTGGGGACATAGCGTCCAAGGGCCTTTTGGTCCAGGTGGGTCCTTGTGACCCAAGGGCCCGTTAATTTTGTCTTTTCTACGATCGTCAATCAATTTGTCAATAAATTTTGACACTTGCTCCATCTCGCTTTCCCAATCCTCGCGATTCCATACCCACCCGCACTCATGGCAGCGCGGCGGGCCTCCATCGAGGCTAGATGTATGTCCTCCGCATTTTTCGCATTCACCGTCGATAAACATCATCATGGCGTGGTCTCCTCTATGATATCCCGCAGGAATACAGACCGGCCGGGTTGAAGGCTTGGAAGAACGCGCTCCTCTGGCTCGCAAACAGCAATTACATTTCGGTCCTTATCGCTTATGATCAGGTGGCCGTCCGCGCTTCTTTGCGCGACCGATGCCGTTGGAAAAGATCTAAGGGTATTTTGGGCATCATCAACGTCCCTCGCATCAAAGCGTGGCTTATATCTGATGATGCAATCCGGATGGTTGACTATCCAGCACACGGCACCGCTTTCAACTTTGTGCACCTTCCATGTATTCCACATCTCAATGACATTCCCTTCGGCATCAACACAACAAGCATCATAATTTTTATGTAGATAGTCGAAACCGAACCGCTCGCCAACCTCGACATCCAATATATCGCATATACGGGGCTTCTCTGCTTTTTTCATGCGGGACCCCTTATCTTCCATGCTACGTAAATCCAAATCAACAACAACATGGTTGGGATCATCATTTCTATTCGTCATTTTGCCTCCTCCTTTGGCGGTTCAGGAAGGGACATCCAGTGGGTGACAACCCCGTCGATAAGCATCATCATGGTGTAGCCTCCTTGATCTCTCCGTTACGCATATCACATAATCCGTCCTTGCACCAATGACTATGAGCATATAACCCTTCCTTGCGCATCTCTGCGTTTGCCGTATTTGGCACCCAACATTTGCACGACTCGCAATATAAGCTAAACGGCCCTCCGGACTTTGGAGCGACATTACTATACAGATGATAGTTTTTCTCGCCCTCCATCGGCGGTGCCGGAAGGGGGCGGAAATGATCGTCTCCGCCAGCGCACATATTGCACTCATAGCACGGCTTGCAATCTTTTAACGCACAACGACTACATTTTTTCACCATCCCGCTCCTCTCCTGCTAGTTCAGCCGCACAAGCAGCATACCCGGCCAGATCAATATAGTTGTCGGCCTTCCACTGCCCGGATTTGATACGGGCAATTTTTAACAGCGCCATCATGACAGCCACGTCATGAGAGTTAATAGCATGACCTGTGTACACTGTCCAAAATACAGCTATGGTAGCAAAATTGTCTTCCGGGCTTCCGTATTGGGTTTCACGATCTTTACACACAATCTGTTCCGCTTGTTCCAGCGTTTCTTTTCTCTTCATTGTGTATCCTCCTTTTGCAGCTCCGGAAGGGGCATCCAGTGGGTGACAACCCAGCCGCGCGCTGGAAATGAAGCAAACCCGACTTTACTTTGCAAAAACCAATCTCCATCCGACTGAGAGCCAACGGAATACGTCCTTTCCCCTCCACTTGTGCTATTACACATGCATATAACCGTTTTATATCGCTCCGGCAACCTCTCATCGACGCTGATCCACTCACCCATCCTGCCCACCTCCTATCAATTCCGGGTTATCATGGATGTTGCCGATGACCTCAAATGTTGTTTGCGGGATAAATCCATCAATCCTAGAACGATTATGGAACCTGTCACTGCCGCCCCAGAGTACACAATAACATCCATGGTCAAAGTAGACCTCCGACCGTTGTACAATCGGCCGTACCCCGGTCAGCGGCATACATATTTCAACGATATCCCCTTCATATATCTTGACGCCGTTCTTATCCGGCTTTCCGATGTACTGCCCAATCGTATCTGTATAGACCGTGTGTTTTTCTATGTCTCCGAGATTTTCACCACCATAGATGATCGAAAAATCCCCAGGGCCTTGTAAAACCCCGCCGTATACCCACCGACCCGGCAGCTTGTCGCCTCTCATATTAACTTTTTCGCCATGTCGCCTCGTCTGGCCACGGAATAAAATCTCACGCATTATCCTCACGCCTCCTTCCGTAACTGCAAAAATCATCTGGCAACCACCCGTCGCTGGAGTTCCATCCGCAAATATGATCAGGTAAGTAATACTTGCACTCCCGACAATAACATCCACCCGCCGCATGGATGGGGTCTATGGTTGGTTGTGCCGCCAAAAGCTCAACCACCGCATTTCGGCAGTCCGCGGCAAAATCGCTTATTCCAACAAATACGTCCGACGGGTTTACTTTGTCTGCGTCAATCAGTCTCTCCATTGTCATCGCGCCTCCAAATCTCTCAACGCTCGCAAGTACCGAGCATAGTCTACAACGATATCCGACATGCGGTATTGCTGCCAACCACAATTTGTGGTCGTCAATGCCTCGCATTCATCGATCAGACCATCGAGTTCTCCTTTGAGGGCAAGTATCTCGACTTGCTCTTTTGTTCTATCCACCAATTTGTCAAGTATCGGAGTTATCATCGACTACTCCAATCCTCCTTCCATCGTGCGCCGAATAGAAGCACTGCCCGCACCTTACCACCTCCACCACGTCGGCGGCGGGGTATCTCTGTATAAATTCCAGTGCCATTCGCATCCCCGTGAGTTCTCCGCGACACTCTAAAATGTTTCCATCGTCTCCATTTGGTGTGTTTATAGCATATTCTCGCATTTTTTCGATTTCTGACCGATATTTTTGGATGAGGGCCTCCCGCTCTATGTACTCAGCCATTGTCTGTCCTCTCACTTTCAAAAAATTTATCGCAGAAGTCTTTTGCCGGACAAACCGCGCAGTCATCCATGTCCCAATATTCATGGTCACAAACAAAACCGCAATCTTTGACGAGCGCAATCCGGTCGTCGGCGTTATCCCAATCAAGCTCACGTTTTCCAGGCTTGTAGTATTTATCCGCGTCTTTAATTCTGTGGACTTCGATGTTTACAAAATCTACGTAGTCGCAAGCGTCGGTTGACTGTGCCAAAGCACGTGCTTTACCTCTAGTTTCAGCAAATACAACCGCAGCATAGGGTTCTCCATTTTCGCGCACAATCCATGCTTTACAATCAGCCATTGTCAACCCTCCTGTTCCACTTTTCGATGGCTGTTTTTCTGCTGTAAAAGCTATCGCTCGAAAAATCGCACCCATGGCACCAAATAAATCCGGTGGTGGTGGAGTCAA